GACTATGTGGTGGCCTTGCGTGCGGTGCAGACCAGCGACTTCATGACCGCCGACTGGGCCGAGCTGCCCTACGCACTGCTCAAGAAGGTGTCGGGCCGCATCATCAACGAGGTGCGAGGCATCAACCGCGTGACCTACGACGTCAGCTCCAAGCCACCAGCCACCATTGAGTGGGAGTGAACTCCAGGTGACCGACGTGGCAGCACCCAGCGTTACAGCGCAGCCCCACAGCCCGTGGCGCGTGAGCGTGGCGCCGATGATGGAATGTTGCGACTAACCAACATTCATGCGGGTTTCCGGGGTATCGTGTGCAATTGGTGTGCATCTGTTTTTCACATCATGATATTTTGATGTAGCGGCAGTCGGTTTTTGCTCCCGATTTCAAATGCGCGTGCACACGATTTTCACCCGCCAGCCTTGCACATCAAGTGCAGTTCCCGGTTCTCTGAGCGAACATCAATCACGCTCTGGATTTGGTACACCGTGCCGTTGTGGATCACGCGGTCCTGGCTGGTCATCCATGGGCGAAACCTCATTCTGATTTTTGCCGTCACCTCAGACACGGCGGCTTGCGCGGCGAGGTACTCCCGGCCCGTCAGCGGCTCCACAGCGGCCCAGCAAGTAAACAGGGGTGCCCAGGACTGGATGGGCTGGCCAAGCTCGTCTACGCCACCAGACAGCCGCTCCACCGTCACCCGCTGGTCAAGTTGTCCGGCCTTCATGCGTGAACCCGGTACGGATTAAGCAGGGCCTCGAATGTCGGGTTGAGGTTGTAGGGGCGGTCCCCCTGGCTTTCCCGTTGCTCGTACAGCGTGCCCACCAGCAGCAGCGCGGCGCTCCTGATGGGCGCGGGCACTGCCACCACAAGATCGGCGGCCTCCATGTTCAAAAAGTCCGCACACGCGGCGGTCGCGGTCGCCATCAAGGCTTCGATCAGCACGTCCTCGCCGTCGTGGGTAACTCGCAGGTGCAGCTTGGTTTCTTCAAGGGTCAGCATGGGGCTCTTTCAAATAGCTGCCAGTCGCGTGGCTGAAAAGGCCACCACCGGCATTCGGGGTTTTGCTGAAACGCGGCACGGCCCGACTAATCCGCGTCCTGGCCATCGCTTGCGCGGCCTCCAGGCTAGGCTTAAACAAAACTGATTCCTTCGCTGTCGTACACGCTGGCCACCGGGTCGCCAGCAGCGGCGGCACCCATGGCCATGCTCAGGGCCTGCAAGCCATCAATGCGGCCCGTTGCCTTGCTCTTGTCCAGCTTGCGGCCTCCGGCGGGGTCTTTGGTCACGATGGCGTTAGCGGCGCACATGGCCAGCACCGGGTGGCCACCATGGGCGACACGGGCGTTCAGCAGCTCAGCCTCCAGGGCATCCAGCGCCGGGGCCATGTCCTTGAAACCTTGCCCAAACGGCACCAGCGGCAGGTCTGAGCCGATCTTGTCCAGCTCCAGGCGCAGCAGGTCGATACGCCACCGGTCGTAGGCCACGGCCTGCACATTCAGCCCGGACAGGATCGCAGCCATGTCAGCAGCCACAAAGCCGTAATCAACGGTGGCACCCGGGGTGCTGTGCAAGTAGCCTTGGCGGTGCCACACGTCATACGGCGCACGGTCACGGCGGGCACGGTCGGCCAGCCCTTGCTCAGGTGTCCAGAAGTGCGGCACCACCTGCCACACGCCCGCCACCTTGCCCACGATCACCAGGGCGGTTAAGTCGGTGCGCATGCTCAGATCCAGGCCACACCACACCGGGGCATCCCCAAACGGCAGCACCTGGCCTGCGCAGGATTTCCACACGTCCGGGCTGATGAACGGGCTCACGGTCGAGACACGCTGGTTCAGCAGCAGGTTGCGGGCGCTGTTCTCCATCGAGGGCATGCGCTGCGCCTGCGCCATCTGTTCCCGCAGGTCGTCCAGGCTGCGGAACAGGCCCAGGGCGGGATTGGCAGCACGCCATGCCGATTCATCCAGCAGCTCGCAGCCCTCGGGCGCTTCAAACACCCGGCACACAATGCGCGGGTCGTGGCTTTGCCGGGCGTCATCAATCCAGGTGCTCAGCAGGTCGGCATCGCTTGCGGCTTGGGTCGATATGGCGATCAGCAGCGGCGCAGCATGGGCCCCCTGGCTGGTGGTGATGGCGTCCACAAAATCAGACTGCGGGCCACGCACCTGGCCGATTTCATCGAGGATGGCCAGCACCGGGGATAAGCCGTGGGCGGTCTTGCCGTCAGCAGCAAGGGCGCGATATTCCGTGTTCAGCGGCAGGCCCAGCAGTCGCTTACCGCTTGGCACGATGCGCACGATGCTGGAGAGCTTGGGGGAAAGCTGCACCATTTTTGCCGCAAGGTTGAACACCAGCGCGGCCTGTTCCCGGCTCATTGCACCAGAAACAATCTGGCTGTTTTGTTTCGCCTCTGGCCCCACAAGGTGCACCAGCAGCAGGCCAGCGATCAGGCCAGACTTCCCATTCTTGCGGCTCACGCTCAGGATGGCGCGGCGCGTGCCGTGGGGGTTGTCGTACACATCCCGGATGAAGTCTTTTTGAAACTCAGCCAGCACCAGCGGCTGGCCCACCTGCGCACCGTCAGGCGTTACGCAGTAGCGTTCAATGAAGGCGATCACACGGGCGGCGCGGGTCATCACTTCACCATGCGCAGCCTCGGGATCAGATCATCGCCATCGTCCTGGCGTGCTTCGCGCTCGGCAGTCGCTGCGCCCACCATGTTGGCGGCGCGGCCTACCGTGGCTGTCGTGTGGACACTGAGCGAACGGGCAAGGGCAAGGGACAGCCGGGTAAGTTTTGCGTGCTCATCTGAGCCCACGGGCGCGGCTTCCAGGGCATGTTGCACGCGGGCCATGTTGGCAGCCGTCACCAGATCAGATTGCGTCCATGTGTCACGCGCTCGGCTGGTGATGATGGCGTCCCAGAAGGGTTTGCAAGGCTCGGGCAGGGTCACATACGCGGGCGGCTCGATAGGCGGCAGGGCGGCATTCTGGTGCGCTGTAGCGGCATATCCGGCGCTGTCGGACTTGGGGCGGCGGGTCTTGGTCATGAGTTGCCTATTTTTTAAGCACTAGCCGTTAAAGTGAAGGGAACGGGGCGGTCTAGGGCGCTGGGTTGCTGGTGATTTCCTGATTCCACGCATGGCCCGGATCAAGCGGCATTCCCGACACATCGCAGCCCATGCAAACCCGCTTGCCGTGGTCGCTGGCTGTCTTGCGCGAGTGGCACTCGTGGCACAGCGGTTGCAGGTTGATTGCATCGTTGTTGCCGGGGTTGCCGTCGCGGTGGTCTACGTCAGTAGCGGTCACAGTCAGGCCCCTGGCCGTGCAGTGCCTACACAGCGGCTCACCACACAGCACAGACGCACGCAGGCGCTGCCATGCTGCGGTGTTGAGGGGTAGGGTGCGGCGTGTGTCTGCATCGCGTCCTGTGCGCTTGGCACGGGGCAGGGTCTTAGCCATCTTGATGCGCTCGGGTGCCATCGCAATGCGCGGCTCAAGCATCCGCAGCTTGGGTTTGTTTGGCATCGTCAATCCCTTGGATGGTGGGCAGGTTCTCCAGGCGGCGCGCTTCGGACTTGAGCATCCACCCGGCTGCAATGCCCTTGTCGTAGAAGTCGGCACGGTTGGTGCTGTCGCCACGCAGCAGGCCCTCAACCTGATGTTCAGCAAAGTAGGTGCGGCGTCCGGCCTCGGTCAGTAGCTGGGTGGCAATGGCTTGCTCCCATGCGACAAGGTGGCGGCGCAGTGTCATGGTGACAAACTGGCGTGCCATCTCCACGCTGTTGCTGTAGTTGCCGTGGCGCAGGTCGCCCACGACGGTGGGGGGCACACGGAACAGGCGGGCCACTTCCTCAACGGAGAATTGGCGGGCGGCGATCCACTCGGCATCCTCCAGCGTCATGGACAGGGCTTGATAGTCCACACCTTCTTCGAGAACGGCGGTCTTCCCGGCATTGGCTCCACCACCGTGCTGGCTGGCCCAGCTTTCACGGATGGCGGTGCGCTGTTCGGGTTTCAGTTTGCCGGGGAATTTCAGAACCCCCAACGTTTTGGCACCGTTGCGGAAGGTGTTCACGCCGTGGTCACTCTCGGCCATGGCCAGCTCCACGACACCACGGGCGGCAGCTATAGGGCTCACACCCAGCACACCGTCATCACCCAGGCGGTGGCGCAGGTGGAAAACTTCGGATTGCAGCAGGCGGTGCACCGTGCCGCGGTCGTCGGTGTGTTCATAGGCCAGCTTGTCGCCTACACGCAGCACGGTCACGCGATCAGGTGACAGGGGCCACAGCGCCCGGACCTGGCCATCATTGCCGCGCACGATACGAGCATATGAATTGCCTCGCAGTAAAACTGCGGCCTGCATGGACTCGCGGAACTCCAGCGCGGTCATCTGCGGGTTGGCTTGGTCGTGCAGCACCTTGTACAGCGGGTGGTCTGGTGCGGTGTTGCGGTCTTCGCCGTTGCGCTTGAACAGGATCAGGGGCAGGCTGGCCACCGTCTCGGAAATGGCACCGACACAGGCATACACGGCCGATACCGACTGCGCGGTGGTGGCGTTCACGGCACCGCTGTTGCGCAGGCTGGCGAAGTCGTGCCAGTACGGGTCACCACCCGACACGGAGCGGCGCTCCAGGCCAATGGCGGACAGGGCGCGATTGATGATGCTCATCGGCATGTCTCCAGCCAGTACGCGTTGGAGTGAATGAGGTTCGCCATGCTGAAAGGCATAGAGCGCAGGGCCACGGATGTATCGGCATAAGCCGGGTCACTGGTCAAAGTAATCTCCACCAGCTCCACGTCCAGCAGCTCGCGCACCAGTTGCGCACCGCGTTGCTCCCAACGGTCGCCACCGTCGCGCACCTTGAAACCAAAGCTGCACCCGGCCACGTCGCCACGGTCAACCAGGATGGCCAGATCACGCCCATGGCTGGTGTCAGGCAATGCCAATTCAAAAGCCAGTCCATGGGCGTCCTCTCGCAGTTGCAGCGTGCGGCCTCGGGTCGTGCCCAGCAGGGCAGAACCGTCGTGGTGGTACAGGGCGCGGATGTTGGAGCCGCCCTCCAGGGACTTGCGAAAGGCTCCATTGCGGATCACCTCAACAAAGCCGCCCAGGTCGGCCTCGCTGTTGAATATCGCGGCGTGCCCGTGCAGCGTCTTGCCGTTGCTGCGCAGGTTGCCAGTAGAGCGGATCTCCAACATCGTTGCCCCTTAGATCGTGATGTCTTCGATCACGGTGAAGGCGTCTTCACGGCGCGGCACCATGTCGCAGGTGGTCAGGATGCGCACCTGAATCGCACCACGGCTGTAGGGGCCTTCGGCGTATTGGTTCGTGAGAATGTCCACGGCACCCCAGGTGCCCACGATCATCTCTTTGAAGTCGCCCAGGATCATGCGGCCCTTGGCAGGGGAACCGGCTTTCTCTGCCAGTTGGTTGGTGACCGACACAGGCACGCCCGCCAATTGGCCGTTGTCCAGCAGGTAGCCGGGCAGGCCCGCCTCGCGCAGGGTCTTGCGCAGGATGGTGGCCACCTTGGGGTGGGTCAACCAGGCGTTGGGGGTGATGTTCTTCAGTGCCAGCCCTTGCAGCACGGTCAGCACCGTGGCCCAGTTCAGGGTGGCCAGCGTGCCGGTGCCGGTGGCTGCGGTCAGCAGGCCTTCGGGTTGCTTGATGCCGTCACCATGCAGCAGAGCCTTGTCCACGGCCAGGGAGACGACTTGAATGAAGTCGTCACGCACAAGCTGTTCAATCGAGGGGTTGGACTGTTGCAGCAGTTGACGCGACAACTCGGTGATGGCACCCACATGGCGGGGCTTCAACGTGATGTTGTTGAACGTCAGGCCGGTGTCGGCCAGGCTGTCACCTTCTGCAAGCCATTGGGCGGCGCTGGTGGTGGCCTGGCGTGGAATGACCACATCACCGCGCAGGTTGGGCAGCACACGCGCACCCAGGGACTGGACCACCATGCTGTTGCGCAGCAGGCCCACAAATTGGTCGGCGCGGAAGTCCTCGGGCACGATGCCTGCGGCGGTGGTGGTGGTCTGTGCCGCGCGGGTTTCGTTGAACATGCTTTGTGGCACCAGCACACCACGGGCCTGCACACCCTGGCGTTTCTGTTCAGCGTTGAACTCTGCAAGGGCACCGGTCAGGGCGCGCTGTTCCACCTGGCCATTGATGGCGTCAACCAGGCTAATGCGGCTCTCCAGGGCGGCGCGGTGTTTGTCCACCGGTTCA